GATTAAATCTGCTGTCGGCAAGCACGAGAAAAACATGCACCCCGGCAAAAAGCCTACAAAGCTTGCCAAGGGCGGTAAGACCAATGAGATGATGCTTCAGTATGGTCGCGGTATGGCCAAAGTTAAAAATCAGGGGAAATAACATGGCCAAGATTAACAATCTACCCGCCTCTGCTTACGCTAAGCCACACACAATGAGTGGCAAGCCTGTAGGTATATCTGGAAACCCCGGCATTCCTCCAAACCGCAGTAAAGCTGATACCGTTAACATGTCTATTGGCAACATCAGCAAAGCTGCTGGTAACGAAACCGTTAAGACATCCGGTATTGTCACCCGTGGCAACGGCGCGGCAACCAAGGGAACTATGGCCCGAGGCCCGATGGCATGAATTACACCGAGCTCAGCAACGCTATTCAAGCGTACACGGAAAACACTGAAGCAGATTTCATTGCTGAAATACCTGTGTTCGTGCAACAGGCTGAGCAACGTATCTATAACAACGTTCAGTTCCCGTCACTGCGCAAAAACATGGTAGGGGTTATGCAGACAGGCAATAAATACCTGTCTGCGCCGGACGACTATTTGGCCTCGTATTCTTTGGCTGTGATTACAGATGTCACAGGCGGTAACTTGAATACGGGCACATACGAGTATTTGCTTAACAAAGACGTTAACTTTATTCGTCAAGCGTACCCAACCCCCAACGATACAGGCGTGCCTCGGTACTATGCTCTGTTTGGCCCTACAGTTAGTAGCGGCAGTATTACCAACGAGCTGACGTTTATTATTGGCCCCACACCTGATGCTAACTACAACGTTGAGTTGCACTATTACTACTACCCTGTATCAATAGTCACTGACGCTGTACTGAACCCAACAGGCACTTCTTGGCTGGGCGATAATTTTGACTCTGTATTGCTGTATGGTTCTTTGGTTGAGGCTTACACCTACATGAAGGGTGAGCAAGACATGATGGCGCTATACAACCAGAAGTTCATGGAAGCTCTTGCGTTGGCCAAGCGTTTGGGTGATGGTATGGAGCGTCAAGACGCTTACCGTTCTGGTCAGTTCCGTCAGAAGGTGACTTGATATGTCAATTATCCAGACCCAGACCACTAGCTTTAAGGCGCAGTTGTATCAAGGTATTCATGACCTGACAACTGACGTTATTAAGATTGCCTTGTACACAGCCAGCGCGGATTTAAACGAAGACACAACTGTGTACTCTGCTACGAACGAAATAGCCAACACGGGTACTTACTCTGCTGGCGGGGCACAGTTAACGCCAATTACAGTCAGCACTTCTGGGTACACAGCCTATGTGGGCTTCCCTAACATTAGCTGGACTGGCGCAATCACTGCAAGATGTGCTTTGATTTACAACGTTACACAGGGTAACAAGTCTGTGGCTGTGCTGGATTTTGGATCTGACAAAACATCCACCGGTACATTTACAATCACAATGCCCGCCAACACCGCCACGGCTGCATTGATTCGCAGTTCTAACTAAGGAGCATAAATGGTACTTGTAAACACAACCAAAGGTGAGATGGACATAACTCTTCTTGAAAAAAAAGAGGGATCCATTGATAATGACCATGAGGTCACAAGCTGGGTTGAATATTGGCACGAAGGTGAACTTGTTCACCGTTCAGTGAATGTTCACATAAAGAAAAATGTTTTAGCAAGCGGGATTGCCGCTGAAATCGGTTGAAAGGAACCAAATCATGGCAAATACACAAGCAATGACAACGTCGTTCAAGGGTGAAATCTTGGTCGCAACCCACAACTTTGGCACAGCGCCAATTCGTGGGGCAACAACAGCAGATACATTCAAGGCTGCTCTGTACTTGGCATCCGCCACAATGAATGCTACATCCACAGCGTACACTGCTACTGGTGAAGTTACCGGTACAAACTACACTGCTGGCGGTATCAACGTTACCAACGGTACTCCCCCTTCAACAAGTGCACAACCGCGTTCTGGACTTCTTCTGCAAGTTTGGTGTACACAAACGTGACTTTGTCTACAGCATTTGATGCTGTGTTGATTTATAACAACACGCAATCTAACAAGGCAGTTAGCGTTCATACCTTTGGTTCACAGACTGTGACCGCTGGTACGTTCACTTTGACAATGCCAACCAACGACGCAAGTACTGGCCTGATCCGTATTGCCTAACTAGGAACGGCGGGGTAACTCGCCGACTAATCCATGTTTGGCATCTCCGCATTTGCCGAAGCGCCGTTCGCCTCGCTTGCGGGGCAGACGGTAGTCGTTGCGCTTACCGGCGTATCCTCCACGGGGTCGGTAGGCTCAGTCACGGAAGTTGTTTCTGTTGCGGAGAACGGCGTATCCGCTACGGGTGCCGTAGGATCAGTTGCTGTTGGGGCGCGAAGCATTGCGCTTACCGGCGTTTCAGCCACAGGCGCAGTCGGGTCTGTCGGTAAAACTTTTTCAGTCGCCGAGAACGGTGTATCAGCCACAGGTTCTGTTGGGTCTGTTGGCGTAGCGGTTTCCGTTGCTGAGAATGGTGTAGCCGCAAGCGGTGCGGTAGGTACTCTTGGCTTTACGAAGAGCGGCTCTGTTGCACTGACAGGCGTATCCGCCACAGGTAACGTTGGCAATGTCTCTGACAGCACATCCGCGCAAGAAAATGGCGTTGTTGCTACAGGCGCTGTTGGCTCGGTCGGCAAGACCATAACCGTTGCTGAGAACGGTGTAGCGGCTACAGGTGCGGTAGGCTCTGTTGGTAAGGCGCAAACAATTGCGCTTACAGGTATATCTGCTACAGGCGCTGTTGGCTCTGTTGGTAAGTCCATAACAGTCGCAGAAAATGGCGTTTCAGCCACCGGCGCGGTAGGTTCTGTTGTTGGCGGCCAAAGAATTATAGGTGTATCCGCCACCGGCGCGGTGGGTTCTGTTGGTAAGTCAATTACCGTTGCCGAGAACGGTGTAGCCTCTACAGGCGCTGTTGGCACAACAGGGGTCACTCGCACCAAGGCCATTACAGGAAACGCTGCTACAGGCGCTGTAGGCTCGATGAGCCCGTCAATTGTGCAGTCGGCAGCCATCACAGGCGTATCTGCTACGGGAGCCGTAGGCTCTGTTGGCAAGAGCATTACAGTTGCAGTAAGCGGCGTATCTGCCACAGGAGCCGTAGGCTCTGTTGGTAAAACAATCACTGTTGCAGAAAATGGTGTATCCGCTACAGGAGCCGTAGGTTCTGTTTCTTTCACTCGGGCAATATCTGGTGTATCCGCTACGGGAGCCGTTGGTTCTGTCGGTTCTTCTAGGACAGTAGCGGTCTCTGGCGTATCCGCCACAGGTGCCGTAGGCAGTGTGCTTGATAGCACCGCCATTCAAGAAAACGGTGTTGTTGCCACGGGTGCGGTAGGCACGGTTGGTTCTTCTAGGACAGTTGCTGTTTCTGGGGTATCTGCCACGGGGCAAGTTGGCTCTGTTGCTCTTGCACGTACTGTCGCAATTTCGGGTGTAGCTGCCGCAGGTGCTGTAGGCTCATTTGGCAAGATATTGTCTGTTGCTGAGAATGGCGTGTCTGCCACCGGTGCAGTTGGTTCTGTTTCTTATGCGCAGACACTGATTGGCGTGTCTGCTACCGGTGCGGTAGGTTCTGTTGGTAAATCAATAACCAAAGCCATTACAGGCGTATCCGCTACAGGGGCGGTGGGTAGCGTGCTTGATAGCACCTCCATACAAGAGAACGGTGTTGTAGCTACGGGTGCTGTTGGATCGGTTGGCTCCTCTCGCTCAGTTGCTATCTCTGGTGTATCTGCCACGGGCCAAGTTGGATCTGTTGCGGTTGGCGCGCGTTCTTTGGCCATCACAGGTGTGTCTGCTACAGGCAGTGTTGGTTCTGTTGGCGTAGCGTTCTTTGTAGCCGAGAACGGCGTATCTGCTACGGGTCAGGTCGGATCGGTTTCTTACAGTCGAGCTATCACAGGCGTATCTGCCACGGGTCAGGTTGGCTCAGTTGCTGTTGGGGCTAGAACATTTGCCCTGACGGGCGTATCCGCTACAGGCGCGGTGGGTAGCGTACTCGATAGCACCTCCATACAAGAGAACGGTGTTGTAGCCACGGGTGCAGTGGGTTCTGTAGGCTCGTCCAGAGTTGTTGCCATCACAGGCGTGTCGGCTAC